AATGAAATCCTAAAAAAGTTTAATTACAGATGTATAAGGTGTGGAAGAAAAACCTTAGTAATACATGAAATTAGCCCAAGAATATTAGGCAAAGACTCTATGAGAGAAGAAAATAGAGTGCCTCTTTGTAATAAATGTCATGATTGGGCACATAGTCTTGGAAGCATAAAAAGCGGAATTGTTCTTAGAAAACTAAGAGATAGGAAATTGTCTTTATGGCAGAAGAAATAGTAAAGAGTTATACAGAAGAATATAAAAATATATTATTTTTTGCTTGGTATAGAGCTAATTGTCCTCGTGACTTAGATAAAATTATTGTTGAAGATGAATATGGTAGAAAAGTAGATAAAAATACAATTCGTTCATGGATGAAAAAAGAAAACTGGAAATTTCGTGCAGAAACTCTTGATAGAGAAGTTAAGAAAAAAGTGGAGGACGCAGCAATTCATGAAAAAGTCGAAATGCTTAAAAGGCAGGCTGAATATGGTAAGAAATTGCAAGAGCAAGGCTTTCAGTATTTTGATGAAAACGGCATTGAGAAAGAGACCACCGCTTTACAAATGATAAAAATAGGAGTAGAGATAGAGAGAAACACAAGAGGACTTCCCCAGGCATTAGAGAAGATAGCAAGGTTAGATAATATAGCTTTAGTAGATATGGCAAACAAGCTGTTGTCCCAATATGATGAAGAAGATATACAGGAAATTGTTGAAAAAGTAGACATAGTTGATTCTGAATACAGGGAAATAGATTAATGGCTAAAACAATGTCAAAAGAAGAAAGGCAACAGCTTATAGCCTTATTGTCTGAAATGAAATCTAGGGGGATAGAAATTCCAATTCAAAAAGAATTAGTAGACTCATCCTATACTTCCAAAGGATGGAATACAGACGAAAAAGGTTATTTTAAAAGATTTGATGGAGCTAGATTTAAGGCAACACAAGTTCAGGATGATTTCATTCATAGTAAGGCAAAATTCTCTTTATATTCGGGAGGACGCGGCAGCGGGAAGTCGGCCGGGGGGAGTCAAAAGGCTTTAAATAAAATACGTCAGGGTATGCCAGGAATGGTATTAAACCCAGATTTTGAAAACTTTAAATATTCTACTTGGGTAGAATTTAGGCAATGGATTCCTTGGGATATGGTAGTAGATAGACACAAATATAGGAGTTCCCCAGAGTGGAGTCCTATGCAACCCTTTACTCTTACTTTTATCAACGGGGCTACAGTAACTTGTAAGGGATTGAAAGACCCAGAATCTGCTCGTGGGGCTAACGTAAACTGGTTATGGTATGATGAGGCTGGTAGAGATCAAACAGGTCTTGGGTGGCAAATAGCGTCTTCGTGTGTACGTATTGGGGAATATCCACAGCTGTGGTGTACCGCTACCCCAAAGGGTACAGATCACTGGATGTATGATTTATTTATAAAACAAGAAATAGATGATTTGGCTTTAGAAGAATTTAAAAAAGCATATCCAGATAGGAAGTTTGTTGAGTTCTTTTTTGGTAGTATTGAAGACAATAAATCTAATCTTGACCCAGGGTTTTATGCCCAACAGCTTGCTATGTACTCTGATGGGTGGTTACGAGAGCAGGAACTTTTTGGTAAGTTTGTTAGCTCTGGGGGATCACTTGGTAATAGAGATTGGTTTAATGGGAAGATATTAGATTCAGAGCCTTTTATACCAAGAGGGGCAGCTGGTAAGGTGTCTAAAGTACGTTATTGGGATATGGCAGCTTCAGAGAAGAAAATGAAACTTACTGGAAAAAATTCTGGAAACCCAGATTCTACCGTTGGAACAAAATTAATACGTGATTATTCAAAATTTATTATTGCAGATCAAGTAAGTATTAGAGAAACATGGTCTGGTATAATTGATGCAATAATACAAACAGCATATATGGATGGTAAGGATGTTCCAATTTACATTGAGCAAGAGCCCGCTTCTGGTGGAAAAAACCAAGTGGCAGCAATTATGATGATACCAGAGCTTGCAGGATTTACTATAAAAGCCCATGATCCTAGAAAGATGGGAGATAAGATAATGAGATCACAACCATGGTTTGCCAAAGTAGAGGCAGGTTTAGTATATTTGGTAAGAGGGCCTTGGAACTCTGCTTTTCTAAATCAGTTTGCAAATTTTCCTGATACAAGGCATGATGATCTTGTAGACAGTGTTAGTGGATGTTTTGCCATTCTTTCTCCTCCAACTTCTTGGGGTAAGATTGAATTTATATCAATTTAGCTATATCATGAATATATTATTATGTGTTATTATGTTTATTTGGAGGACTTATATAAATGGCTAGAACAATAATTCAAACTAAGAAGGAAAACCAACGATCAGAGGGGCTTCCATCCTATCTATACAGGGTTCTCCCAGAATGGAACTCTCCTACCTGGTTAGACTCAACTCGTTGGAGAAACATAGTTAGAAATCAACCTGTAGCTATGATTTGCAGAGACACTTTAATTTCTAATATTTTATATCTTGATTGGGCTATTACAGCACGAGATTCTGAATTAAAAGATGAATACAAATCAGATGTAAAACATTATACAAGATTGCTAGAAAATAGTGGCTGGATTGATTACTCCGGTTTAGTAGAACTTGTAGCCCAAGACCTTTTGGATTTGCCATTTGGTGGGGCTGTGGAAGTTGGTAGACAGAATGATAGACCAGAAGGTAGAGTTGAGTGGCTTAAAAATTTAGATGGGGCAACTTTATATCCAACACTAGATTTGGATTGGCCAGTAGTTCAAAAAAGTCCCTATAACCCAACAAATATAGTAACCTTTCCACAACATGCTATTGCAAGAACATATCTGACCCCAAGACCCGAAATACAGCGTGAGGGTTGGGGAATGAGTCCTCCAGAAAAGATTTATTTGGCTTTAGAATTACTTTGGCGTGGTGATCAATATTATGCTAATTTGTTGCTAGATACTCCCCAGGCAGGTATTTTAGACCTCGGAGATATGGAAAAAACAACAGCACAGGAGTGGGTAGAAGGTTTTCGTGATCTGATGAATGGCATAAATGCCTTTAAAATTCCTGTTTTATATGAACATAATTCAGAAGTAAAATGGATACCGTTTACTAAACCCCCAACTGAAATCATGTTTGATGGAATTACTGCTAAATATGCTTCAATAGTTTGTGCTGGATATGGCGTAACCCTTGGAGACATAGGATTTACTGGCTCTCAAAATGGTGGAGAAACCTTATCTGGAACAATTAGGCAGGAAAGAAAAACAAGACGTACAGGGCTTGCTGTATTAAAACATAAACTAAAAGCCTTTTTCAATTCTATTCTTCCTCCACACCTAGAGTTTAATTGGGTAGACTATGAAGAAGAATTAAATGTATCTTTGGGTAGAGCTAGATTATCAAACGCTACTGCTTTTGAAAGTCTTGTAAAGATGAAAGTATTTACCCCAGAAGAGGTACGTTTGCAGATTATAGCGGATGGGTTGGTTACAATTCCAATTCCAGATAAAAAACCAGAATCTGAATTAGAAGAACAAATTGACACAGAAGCAAGCACCCCAAAAAGACCAGGAACTCTTGGTGATCCAGTGAACCCCTCTATGGGTGGACATGGAGAAGTAACAAATAAAATGGTTATGAAAATGGCACAAAATGAAATCTATGATTTTATTCAGGAAAAACTTTATTCTTTGTCTGAAAAGATAGTAGATGGATTTAAAGCAAACTATAAAGAACTATATGAGTATCTTTATGATGAAATAGAAGGATTATTGGGATTAAATTCTAATAATACTGTTAGTAGAACAAAAGTAGAACAAGCACTAAATAAATTCCCTTGGTGGAGATTATCTTTATCTCCTGATGAACGTGACAGACTTTTTCAGATGTATGTTGATATTTATACAGAATCAAGCAAAGATGAGCAAAAAGAGTTTATAGCTTATTTGGTTGGTTTGGGATATGGTATTGATCAAAACTTAGAAGATTTTGATTTGTCTAATGAAATAGTATTAAGAAACTTAAGGATGTTTGCTAATGAATTAGATGTTGTTATGAATTTAGGAACTCAATATTATCTATCAGAATCAATTGCAGGTGTTTTTGGTGAGTTGGCTTATACAAAAGAAGTTGAAGATTTATATAATTCCGGTAAGAGCACAGATGAAATATTTGGGGATGTAAAAGTTATTGATTTAGCTATACAACTTTTAGCTATAAAGTTGTTTGAAAAAATGATGTCTAGAGTTACACCAACAGTTGAATTTGAGACTTTAACAGTAGATAGGATGGCTAAATATGACACAATGGCTTTTGCTGGAATAACCCAAAAACATTGGATAACTACAAGCGAAGAGCCATGTGAAACTCATTGTATTCCAAATCAAAATGTTGGGTGGGTTGATATGGATTATCAATATGATGGGGTGTTTGGAAAAATACTTCACCCTCTTGCACATCCAAATTGTAAATGTGATATAATTTATCAAGAAACTGATTTAGTAAAACTGGCTGAAAATAATATGTTTAGTTTGTGGTTAGGAGAATAAATGATTAGAGAAGATATTGAAGATTTACTTCCGATTTTGGAAGACTATGCTAAATACGCTAATTTTATTTTAGAGATTGGATGTGCAAATGGAAATGGTTCTACTGTAGCTTTTAATAATGTTATGCAAAAGAATAGGCGTAAGAACAAAATTTTCATAAGTGTAGATATAGTAGATGATTTTCTTCTTGGATACAAACCAAAATCTAATTGGCATTTAGTTCTTGGAGATAGTCGTAAGCGTGAAACATTAGAAGAAGTACAAAAAATAGTTGGTGATCGGTTAGCTGATCTCATATTTATAGATACAGAACATAATTTTCCAATTATAGAAAAAGAGTTGGAAGTATGGAAAGAAATTGCCCATGATAAAACAGTATGGTTATTTCATGATACCTGGATGAGTGGAAGATATAATCCAATGACAGATGCTATAAAAGCCTTTGCAAACAGAGAGCCAAGGTGGGACTACGTTGATATAACTAAAGATAGTAATGGTCTTGGAGCACTAATACCAGTGGAGAAATAATGGCAAAATATTATACTAAAAAGCAAGATGTTGTTATAGCCAGGCAATACAATGGAAATCCAATAAAAGGAGTTACTGTAAGAGCTAATAAGGGATATGTAACTGTTGATGGTGGTTTGGTTACACTACAATTGCGTGATTGGATTTTAATAGATGATAATGGGAAACGAGCTGTAGTTTCAAATGTTGAGTTTTGTGATAATTATGAATTTCTTAGGGAAGATGATTATGACGAAGATAATCTTGTAGACATAGGCAAAGAGCTGTACAAAGATGTAGTTTATGAGGATAATTATTCATACGAAAATAGTAGGAGGAAAAATGGTAGCAAAAAAAGAACAAAGTAAAGAGGAAGTGTTTCCAAGTGAAGGATTAAAGGCTGTTGAGCAATTAGCAACCCCTTCTGGGTATACAGATATCAAATTTATTTTGAGAACAATTGGGGCAGTACCTTCTGGGTCTGGTCTAATTACGGTTGAACAGGCAGAGAATTATGTAGGCTCTTTTCTAAAAGAAGGTTGGAGTATTTATAGTTTTGATGTACTAGAATCTCTACCAGAAGGAAGGCGAGTGGCTTGGTTATTGGTGAAGTAATAGAATTTATAATATTACTTGCGTTGGGTTATTTACTAATGTGGCTGTTTAAAAAACAGCCACTTTCATATTGGGTAGCAAGGACATTAAATAGGATATTAAAGACTTCTAGTTTTACAGATTTACTAGATTGCTATTTATGTTTAGGGGTGTGGGCTTTTTCACTGTTGTCTTGGGCATTTAAATTTACTATAATATCTGTAAGGATTCCCATTCTAGATTTTGGGATTACTGGATGTGTAATGTCGTTTATTGGCTATCTAATATATAAGGGATGGGAATCCTCTTTTATGGAAATAGTAATAAGGAGTTAGTTTATGCAATTGTCAGAATTTTCATTTTATATCTCTAAAGCTTCATTTGATAAATCTACACAAGAACGTAGGTGGATGGCAGTTGCTAGTGATACTAACTTAGATTTAACACAAGAGAGAATGTCTTTAGAGTTATTTAAATCTTTTATAGATAAAGCAAAAAACAAGGTAAAAGTTCCAGATGCTTTTGCCTCTAAGTTTTGGGATGGGGGTATGCCTTATATTAGTGTGTCCCATTATCTGGACTTAGATGGGAAATATGCAGCTGGTATAGTTGATGATCTTTATATAGATGGAGATAAACTAAAGGCTAAGGGCAGATTCTTTAACAATGACATAGGAATTAAAGTATTTGATTCTGTGTGCAAAAGTTTGTATAGTGAAACTGGTGATGGATACGAACAGAAAATTAGAATTTCTATAGGCTTTATAGATTTTGCTCATAGACATGGTGATTTTTTATTCAAG